GCGGCCTCCACCCACGGGAGCGGGATGACGGCCTGCGCGTCCTCGGCCGCGAACTCCCCGAGGACACGGTTCTGGTAGATGGCCGAGCCCTTGCCCCACTGTCGACCGCGCTGCTCGGCCCAGTCCTCGGAGATGCGGCCCGCGGCGATGGCCTCGGCGAGGGTGACGTGCCGGGCCCACCAGTCCTCATACCCGGCCCGGCGGTGGTGTATGTCCGAGAAACGACCGACCGGGGCCCCGGGGGTCGACCCGGCCCACGCGAACGCGTCCCGCCCATCGACGCCGGCCCCCGAGAACGCGCCCTCGGATGCATCGAAGGTGGCTGGCAGGATGGACTTGGCCTCGTCGTAGATATAGAGCAGTTGGTCGGCGTGCGCGCCCTCGATGAGTTCGGGCCGGTTGGACGCCACCGCGAACGCCTGCCCGGTCCGGAGTTTGATGGACATCTGGAGCAGTTCGGCACCCTCCCGCCAGCCGTGCCGGGGCTCCATCGCCCGGGCCCACTTGTGGACCTCGGGCCAGAAGAAGTTGCGCAACTGGGACCATGACCCGGCCGTGCTGATGGCCTTCCAGTCGACGGCGGCGGCGTTCCGGGTGTCCACGAACCACAGGTATATCCACGCCGAGATAGCCGTCTTCCCGAGCCCGTGCGGGCCCCGGGCCGTCGCCCGGTGGTGCCGCCCGAGGGCCGCGAGGCAGTCGGCCTGATACGGGGTCGGGTCGGCCGACGGGAGCCGCCACTGGACCCAGCCCAGCGGGTCCTCCCAGTAGCGTCGGACCGGGGGCGCGGCGCGGCGGGCCCGGAGCCTCGCGATGGCGAGGGGGACATACGCCCGGGCTATCTCATCCGGTAGGTGCCGGGTCGCCGGCATGGGCTAGGAACCGCGGAGCGTCGGGCCAGCGTCCGCGAGGATGGCTTCAATCTCGGCCATGACCTCGTCCGGGTCGAAGCCCTCGGCCTCGGCGTAGCGGCGGACGGTCGCGGAGACATCCACGGTCATGCGCCGGCCCCATGCCGCCGGGTCGCGGCGCTCCAGCACACGGAACGCGAGGTCGGCGTTGGCCGGGACCTCGGCGCGGATGACCCGGCCCGCGTCATCGTACTGAGCCGGCGCCCCGAAGGCGGCGTTATAGACCACCGTCGTCAGACGGACCATCGCGGCGGACTCGGCCTCCTCGCACGCGCGAGAGAACCCCGCATCGGCCCGCGTCCAGCGGCGCAGCGTATCCGGGTCCATGCCCACGAAACGGGCCGTCTGCTCCCGGGTGTTGCCCGCCCGGAGCAGCATCAGGACGCGCTCCCGGTTCTGCTCGGTGCGATGGGTGCGCCTCCCGCCCAGCCCGGCCATCAGAACGGCGCCCCGGTGACATCGCCCGGCCCGGGGCCGAACGGGGCGCTGGGGCCGTCTGGCGCGGTCTGGGGGGTCACGGCGACGTAGCCCGCCGGCGTGCCGACGAGGACGGACGCCTCTAGGTGCGCGGCGCCGACCTGACCCATCAGCCAGAGGGCGGCCTGCGGGGACATCCGGACGTCGAGCATCGGCCGACCCTCGGTCCCCTCCGGCTCACCCGGGCCGTACGCCTCGGCGAGTCGGGCTATGTCGGCCCTATCCAACAGCATCGTCGGCCTCCATGGCTGCCATCTTCTGCTCTCGGGTGCCGGGCACCCATCCGCGGGACCACGCGGACCCGCCTGCCCGGAGCATGTTCCCACGGGTGGCAAGTCGGGCGACCTCCTCGGACTCCATGCCGAGCCTCTCGCCGATGTCCTCGTCGGACTGCCCGAGGTCCCGGAGGGCGAGGACGATGTCGGCCATCTTCACGACGGCATGCGTGCCTCGGGCCCGGTTGTGGCGGATGGTCGCCATGCGCTGCGTCGCGGGGTCCAGCGAGTCGGGCAGCCGGACCACGGGGACGAGCCCGCCCGTGAGCGCCCGGACGTCCGGGTCATGGAGCCCGAGGGTCATGCGGTGGAACCCGTCGACCACTTCGGCGATGCCGTCGACCGGGGTCCGGGTGACGATGGGCTGGGTCCAGCCGTTCTCCATGATGGACACCTTCAACAGCGCCATCTCGGGCGGGGCGACGTGGTTGGGGTTGTAGTCATTGGCGCGGAGGGTCGCGGGGTCCACCCACTCGACGCGAGACACAGGCTGGCGGTCCGTGGTCACGGTCGGCACTCCCACAGCGTGCCCGCGGCTTCCTGCGCCGCACGCTCGGCCTCATAGCGCCTCCGACGGGCTTCGTTCGCGGCCTCGTCCCGCCCGGTCATGGGGGGCTGATGGCGGCGCATCCAGTCGTCCCGGATGGCCAACTTCGCGAGGTAGCCCCACGACACGCCGGTCCACGGGTGCGGGGCCGACGGGAGGATGGGGTCCCGGGTCTTGCTGGCGTGCAGGCGCAACTCCTCAGCGAGCCGGTCCGCGAGGTACCGCTGCCGGCCCGGCGAGTGCTGCTCGATGAGGGCGACGCACCACTCCACCCATGGCACGCCGACGGGCTTCTCGGGCATGGACCCGAAGCCGAACAGTTCCCCGTCCGCGTAGCGGGCGGCGGTGGCGGCCCCGGGGACGCGGGCGAGCATCCGGTCAGCAATCTCGGGGTAGACCGCAGCGTACGTCGTGAGCCCCTTGACGGCCTCGACGTGGAAGGGGGACGAGATGCGCTGGTTCCGGGGAGCGATGCCGTGCATCGCCATGTGGTCATACGCCTCGTTGTAGTCCCACCCGAACTCGTGCATCGCGCGCCAGACGTCGGCCACACGCCAGTCATAGACCGGGTACGCCTTCATCAGCGGACCCCGGGTGGTGGGGTGCTCATGGAGCCACGACTCGGTCGACCTGAACAGGACGGCCCGGGTCCGCATCATCGACTCCTCGGCGCGGATGCCCATGAGCAGGCAGGACCGGCCGTGGACGCCCGGGTCGAACAGGTAGCCGTTGGCGCCCATGTGGAACGTCCGGCCCTCCTTCGGATAGATGGCGTAGCCGGGCAGTTCGGAGATGGTCCCGGGCGGCTTGGGCCGGACCCACAGGTGCTCCTCCTCCGGCGCCCACGGATACCAATGGGGGTGCTCGATGGAGCAGGAGTTGTGGTAGCGGGTCGGGACGGTCAGCCACTCGAACGCGACCTCCGGCCGCTCGCGCACCCGGAGCGCCAGCGCCTCGGTCTGCATCGGGATGCACTCCTCGTCCCAGAAGATAGCCCGGACCGGCAGCCGGCCGTGCTCCCGCGCCGCCTCGATGGCGAGGTTCAGGACCACGGTGGAGTCCTTCCCGCCCGACCACGCGACGGCGACGTGGTCGAAGTGCTCGTAGACGTGGCGCAGGCGGTCCCGGGCGAGCGTCAGGACGTCCGCGTCGACCGGGACCTTGGAGAGTACCCGCGGCGGCATCAGGTCAGGACGATGCGCTCCGGCGTCGACCGCATCTCGGTCCGGCTGATGATGCGGTCCATGCCCCACGTCACGACGCCCGACACGCCGACGGTGAGGAGGATGCCCCACGCGGTCACGATGTCGTCCCCGTTGGTGAGCCCCACGAAGAACACGGGTGCCCCGATGACGGCGCCGGCGACCATGCCCCAAAACACGGCCCGCTCGGCCGGCAGCCGGGCCCGGAACAGCGACATGAGCCCGGGCAGTAGCGTCGACCCGGAGACCGCGCTGTAGGCGAGTTGGACGCCGAAGATGGTGATACCCGGGATGAGCGCCACGGCGCCCACGACGGCGGTCATCCCGACCATGACGGCCTGCCCGCGGCGGACCGACCAGCCCACGGTGTTGTCGTCGGACACGAACGCCGACACGGCCGACATGCAGGAGTCGATGGTGTCCACCACGGCGAGCAGGACGGCGAGAGCGAGCGCCGTCACGGCGAGCGACCCCAGCCACTCCTCGGCCCCGGCGAACAGGGCCGCTTGGGGGTTGTCGAGGACGAGCCCGGAGCCGGCGGCGACCATGCCCACGGCCCCGCAGAGGATGGGCACGGGGGCGAAGAAGAGCCCACCCAGCAGGAACGCCCGGCGCACATCGCCGGGGCGGGCCGCCCATGCCCGCTGCCATAGGGTCTGGTCGCTGTACGGGGCTGCGAGGAGATGGACGGTCAGGGTCATCCCGAGCCCCGCGGCGATGAACGCGGCGCCGTAGCCGGCATCCCCGCCCCAGCCTGCCATGAGTGTCGACGCCGATGCTGTGCCGATGGTCAGGACGGCCACGACGAGGACCACGCCGAGGATGGCGGCCATGGTGAACAGGTCCGTGACCGTGGAGATGCGGAAGCCACCCGGGAGGGTGTAGAGCAGGGGGATGACCAGCACGCCGGCGACGCCCCACGCGAGCGGGAGCCCGAAGACGTAGGACACGACGAAGCCGCCGGCGACGGCGTTGGCGAGCATGTTGGTGAACAGCGCCATCGCGTCCTGCGCCATGAACAGCCCCATGACCCGGCGAGAGTGCGCCTGCCGCTGGAAGCCGGAGTAGGTCGCACCTGACGGCAGCCGGGACCGGGCCCGGGCGGCCACCGGACCGAACAGCAGCACCGCGGCGATGTTCGGGACGCTGAACCAGAACACGCCCCAAAAGCCGTACACGTAGCCGAGCGTCGCGGCGACCAGCAGCGCCGGGGCCCACATCCACGCTGCCGCGATGGACAGCGAGATGGGCATGATGCCCAGCGACCGGGACGCCAGCAGGTACTCCGACTTGGCGCCCCCGTTGATGACCGGGGCCATGACGTCCTTCACGATGCGTCCTCCGTGTAGCGTTCCGCGACGGCGACCAGCGCCTCGGGCTGGGTCGTGTAGCCGGCCTTCTGAGCCCGCTTGATGGCGGCCATGATGACGCCCCGCTGTGCGAGCGTGACCGAGAACGAGAGCGTGACGTACTCCCCGGTCGGCGTGACCCGGGTCGCCTCGGCGAACGTGCCCTCCTCGGCCCCCGGTCCGGTCACGCCCTCGAAGCGCGAGAGGATGCCGGCGCCCGGGTCATAGCGCCCGAGGTCCCGGAGGAGGTCGTCCAGCGCGTCCCCGTCGTATCCGGTGCCGACCATACCCGGGACGCCCAACTCGGTGAGCAGGGTCGCGAGGTCATCGTCCCGGTTGCGGCCGAGGTCGTGGGTCCGGTTGTCGGCCAGCATGACCCGCAGCGCCTCATCGTCATCGAAGGGCCAGATGACCGCGTCGATGTGGGCCCAGCCAAGGGACTTCGCGGCGCGCCACGTGTGCGTCCCGGCGAGGATGACGTGCGGGCCGTCGTCCTGCCGCTGCGCCACCACGGGCCGGTACTGACCGAACGCCCGGAGGGACTCGGCGATGGCTCCGACGTCGCCCTCCCGGACGTTGCGGGGGTGTGGGGTCAGGTCATCGATGGGCAGCCGGGCGACCGCCGGCGCGTCGGGTTCGGTCATGGCCCGGAGGGTAGCAGGCTAGAGGCGCGTCATGCACACCGGACCGATGCCGCGGGCGATGGACGCCTCGTCCGTGAGGGTGGCGCCGCAGACCATGCAGATGCCGTAGAGGGTGCCCATCTCGGCGGCCTGCTCGACGGTCAGCCGGTCGGCGTCCGTGAGGCGGTTGACCATGCCCGGCGCGTACTCCCACGTGGCGCTCTCGCCGGCGATGGCGAGCCGCTTCGCGTAGAGCCGGCCCGACCCGTGGACGGCCTTCTGGACCTTGTAGACCGTGCCATCCACGAGGTACCAGCCCTCGGTCGCCGGAGCGGCGCCAACGCCGGCCGCTGGGGCGCGTTCGTCGCGCTCGACGTTACGGAGCACCGCGGCGCGCTGGTTGTCCGTCAGGCGGCCCCAGCGGGCCAATGCCTCGGCGAGTGAGCGGGCGAAGTCGTTGGCCTCGCGGTTGGCCATGACCCACGCGACGGCCGGGTCATCGGCGGCCGCTTCGACCACGGCGGCCTCGCGGTCCCGGACACGGAGGATGACGTCGGCCATCTTCTCGGTGACGCGGAACCACTTGGTGCCGTAGCGGCGGTCGGCCCGGAGGTCCAGCATGAACGAGTCCCGGCCGGTGTACTCATCGAGGAAGCGTCGGGCCTCACCGATGCGGCGGGCGACGTCGGGGTCCATCGGCTCGGGGGCCTTGCGCTCCCGGCGGGTCGACGTGATGGGCTCGGCCTTGACGGTGCCGGCCCGGAGCGCCGCGTCGATGGCGGCCATCTCCAGCCGGTGCTT